CTACAAGCGGAACGTCAGCTTTCAATCTCGACTTAATTGAAATTGTCGAGGAAGCCTACGAGCAAGCGGGCTTGGAGTTGCGTTCGGGATATGATCTTAAAACAGCACGTCGTAGTCTTAATCTGCTGGCACTAGATTGGGCAAACAGAGGATACAATCTATGGACAGTTGAGCAAGGTGCAATCGCACTACTTACAGGTATCAGTCAATATTTGCTGCCTGCGGATACGATTGATTTGCTTGAGTCTGTGATTCGCAAAGACGGTATCGACATTGCCATCACCCGTGTGGGTATGGCTACATATGCAACGATTCCAAAAAAGGCTACACAAGGGCGCCCGGTTCAACTTTGGGTTGATAGGCAGACGGTGCCGCGTGTTGTTGTGTGGCCTGTTCCTGCCGATGATACATACTCGCTGATCTACTGGCGCATGCGGCGCATTCAAGACTCAGGTACGTCAGGTGAGTTGACTTTTGATATCCCTCAACGATTTCTTCCATGCCTTGTTGCGGGTTTAGCTTATAAAATCGCAACTAAGCGCCCTGAAGCGGAATCGCGCCTTGAACGACTCAAGTCGGATTACGAAGAAGCATGGAATATTGCTTCGACAGAAGATCGTGAACGAGTGACTATGCGGATTGTTCCGGCGAGGATGTCGTTGTGACGCAAGGGTTCGCATCAGGCAGGATCGCGCACGGGTTTTGCGACCGTTGTGGGTTCCGTGTGAAACTGTCGTTGATGAAAAAGATCACGGTCAACGAGAAATTGACCAACATCAAAGTGTGTCCTACGTGTTGGGAACCGGATCACCCTCAATACCGCATTGGTCGTGTTGATATGAGTGATCCGCAAGCCCTGCGTGATCCGCGTCCTGATACTGCTTTGGAAGATTCGCGTGAACTATTCTGAGCTATACAACGCGATCATAGCGGAAACAGAGAATACAGACGAAACGTTTGTGGCAAATATTCCTGTGTTCGTCAAGAACGCAGAGAAGCGTATCTATCAAGCGGTGAAAATCCCGGCACTGCGAAAAAATGCGACAAGTACTACCCAATCTGGAAATTCGTACGTTACACTACCGTCTGATTTTTTGTATCCGTGGGAGTTTGCCGTAGTTTCTTCTGGGGAATACTCGTATCTTCTTCCAAAAGATGTCAATTTTTTGAGAGAAGCATACCCGAATCCGACATCAACGGCGTTGCCGAAGTATTATGCGATTTTTGACGCAGATACGATGCAAGTGGCACCGACCCCGGATGATTTCTACACGGTGGAACTGCATTATTTTTATTACCCGGAAACGATTGTAACGGCAGGAACATCATGGTTGGGTAACAATTTCGATTTTGTTTTGTTTTATGGCACGCTTGTAGAAGCGGCAGCGTTTATGAAGTCGGAAGATGATGTCTCCAAGACGTATGCTGAACAATACGCAATTAACCTCAAACTGTTGACGCAGTACGCAGGCGGAAACCTTCGTTCTGGTAACTATAGGGCGTAACATGCAAGACGAACCGCTAATTTATACAAGTAAAGGCAATTTGCCTCTTGCGTCTTTGACTTACCGACATGAATGGTTGGAAGATGATGTGGCAATTACCTTTGTTGAAGAATACTCTCTTAACGGTGAGATTGTTAAGAAGAGTGCACATGCTAGGCTCAAGAAGGGTCTTGATGCCGCGATTCAAAACCAACTTTTTGGGATGACGTAATATGAGCAACACACAGGCAATCTGCACTTCATTCAAGGTTGACATGCTGAATGGCATTCATGCCTTTGGCACAACTGTCGCGCGTGCAGGAACGACAAAAGACGATTTCAAAGCGGCGTTGTATCTGTCGTCGGCTACAGTCAATGCTTCTACAGCGACGTATTCGTCTACGGGCGAAGTTACTGGTTCTGGGTATACAGCAGGTGGGGTTGCTGTAACAAATGCTACGGCTCCAACGTCGTCGGGAACAACGGCGTATTGGACACCTTCAGCGTCTATTGTGTACACAACTGTAACAATTGGCCCAACGGATGCGGTGCTAATTTACAACGATACACAATCAGATAAAGCTGTTGCCGTGTATACGTTTTCTGCGCAAACGGTTACTGCAGGTACATTGACTTTGACGATGCCGACTAACGACGCATCTACAGGTTTGCTTCGAGTTGCCTAAACAAAACGGGTGAGCAAATGAACCTTCCCGCATCGTCTTTGCCGTGGCCGATACCTATGTCGGCTGTGGCGGAAATTGCCGAAAGCGAAGGTTTGAGCTTGGTTGCGTACCTGTGCCCTGCCGGTGTTTGGACAATCGGTTGGGGTGAAACGGATGGTGTTCGTCCAGGTGATACGTGCACAAAGGAAGATGCCGATCGTTGGCTGCTAGAAGATTTGCAGGAACGCGTACGCGCGGTGCGTGACTTGTGTAAAGTCGATCCGAGTCCGAATGAGCTTGGTGCGATGGTTTCGCTTGCGTACAACATCGGAATCAACGGTTTCGCACAGTCAACTGTCCTGCGCGCACATAACGCGAGGGATAGGCAAGCGGCAAGCCGTGCGTTTGGGTTGTGGAACATGGCGCGTGATCCGAAAACGGGTGTGCTTACAGACCTGCCTGGGTTGACTGCGCGCCGTGCTCGTGAGGCTGCGTTGTATTTGCAACCGGAACCTGGGCAGGCGCCGATGCCGATGCCACAAGCAGTTGAAGCTGAAAGTAAGCCGATTGCGAGTCCGATCAACAAGTCCGGTGTCGCCGCGTTGGCTACTGGTGCCATCAGTCTTGTGGCTGAAGCAACCGAAGGGCTTGCGGGGCCAATGAGTCGCGTGCGTTCACTGGTGGTTGATACGCTTGGTGTACCGGCGCATCTTCTGCTGCCTATTGTATTAGTGGTTGTAGGAATTGCCATTCTGTACTATCGCCAATCTCAGCGCAAAGGCGGGTGGGCTTAATGCCTATCTTTCTCGGCATTGTTCGTGTTGTGCCTATTTGGGCCTGGGCGTTGATGGCAGTGTTGGCATGGGGTGGATATCAAAAGTGGAGTGCTACACGGGCTACTAGAGCCGCTACGGAAGCAACAGAACGTGCAGCAGCAGAGGCTTCGGCGAGGGAAGCAGAACAACGATTTGCAAATGCTGCAAGAGAGGCATCAAGTGCATATTCTAAAAACACTGCAGCGGCGCGTCGTGTTGCTGATGCTGCCCGTAATGAGCGGGATCGGTTGCTCGACACCATTGCCGCCGCACCAGCCGCCAGTGCTTCCTCAGCCGCCTGCGGAACTGATGACACCGCCAACTTGCGGCAAGTGCTCAGAGCGTGTACTGGAACTGTTCAAGAGTTGGCAGCAGTTGCTGACGAAGACGCCCAACGCTTAATTGCGTTGCAAGAGTTTATAAAAACAACATCGCAAAAGTAATACTCAATAAACCTGAAAGGTAAATCATGGCTGATAGCAATACTTCTCTGTTTCCCACGGGTATTTACAATCTTGATTGCACGTATTTGGCAGATAAAATCGCTCGTTATGCGGGTGAAGTTCAGATGTCCGTGTCTAGTAACGTGGCTTTCGTCAACGAGTTTGACATGTCGCGTTTGCAGCAGTATCTGAATGATATTGATCGTGCTGTGGCGTACATCAACGAGCAACCGCAGCTTGATCTGCCTGAATCTCATCCGATGGTTCATGCCATCCAACCGTTCCCGACCATGCGTGATATGGAGTCGGATGAATGGGATCACGTTGTTCGTCTGTTGCGTGCAGGATACATTGAATTGGTCAATAGCCAATCAGCGCGTCTTGGTGCGGGTCTGATGCCTTTTGACAGCCGGCGCATCACTGCTTTGGTTGCTAAGTGCCGTGCGTGGCTGAATGACTACGTGGCAGAACGTAGCCCGATGGATTTGCCGGAAACTAGTCCTCAACAATCCATGAGCCCTGCAGGTAAGTCTGGGGTTTGATGGTGAGTAGATAGGCCCGCGTTGCGGGCCTATCTTAAATGGGGAAACGCACATGACAACCAAAACCATCACACGCCCGCTGGCGCACTGGTTGCCGGACATCGCCACGCGAGACGGGGTGCCTGTCGCTTGGCTATCGACGCTGCACACGCGCATCAAGGCAGAGATTCCAGATGACGAGGAATCCGGCGCCGTCATTCGCGGCCTGGGGAATTGCACTGTTTCCTGGCCGCACACCCTGTCCGAAGTCGAGCAACTGCAGACCACCGTCGCAGACATGCAGGCCAAAGCGGAGCAGATCAAAGCCATGCTGCCCATCGAAGGCGGCGTCGCGCCGGCCGTGGCCGACAAGCTGCGGGAACTGCTGAAGTGAATGCGCAGCAACTGCATCGTCTGGGCCTTCCTGCTGCACCGCCGCAGGCACCGAAAGGGGCGCGAGGGTTACATGATGTGGCGCTGGTCCCGATGGGGGCCATTTCCACATGCGCTCTATTGCGAGCGCCGACGCACCGGCTCGTGGCGCGTCGTGAGCTACGTACCGCACAACCCGCGTCACAAGCACCTGCCGCCGCCGCTGTTCAGCGGGCGCAGCAAGTGGGGCGATCTTTGATGATTGGAGATTGAGCAATGACGAATGACGACCTGCAGAAACTGAAGACCGCGATTCTGGCGGAGACCGATGCGGAGTTCGTGGCGGCGCGAGATTCCGGCAACAACTCGCAGAT